TTATTTGGTTGGATTGAGTGGTTTTTCTTTTCTGATGTAATGTTGAGTGGTACGTGCAGAAGTATGGCCAAGTTGTTTTCTTGCTCGTTCATCATCAATCATTAATGAAAGGTCTGTTGCTGCTTTCGCGCGAAGATCTCTCAATTGCACTTGGTTGATCTCTTCGGCTAGCTCTTTATATTTTCTTGATGCCGCATTACGGGTATCTTTGAAATAATCTGTAAGTGATCTCCGCTCGAGCTTTCGCCCCCATTTATTCGTAAATAGGAACTGATTTTCTTCAGTGATCCGCTTGTCGATAATCTCTTTTAATTTACCTATAACTTTAATAGCAACACGTTTACCTGTTTTTTGCTGTGTAATATGCAGTAAATCGTTGTAAATGTGCGAACTATGGATTTTTACCACGTCTATTGGACGTTGTCCGGTTAAATACATCACATCCATAATGTCCTTCATATCGCCTGTGGCGCAGTCGTAGATTTTATCCAAGATATAATCTTCAATGTACACATCACGGTAATTTACTTTGAATTTTTTAACCCCTGTTGATGGGCTGATTTTTTCAGTGTAACCCCATTCTCTCGCCATGCTCCAAATGTGGCCAAATAACCCGACTTCGATATTTGCGGTTGGTTTAACGTCTTTTCTCCAATCTAAATATTCACGAATGTGTATAGGCTCTATTTCATCAAGGGTAAATGGTGGATCTTGGAAGTATTGGCGTAATTTCTTTATTGCCTGAATGTTTGAATTTCGAGTATTCTTCGCTTTTTTAAGCGGCACAACTTCTTTTTCATATCGCTCAAGCACTTCAATGAAAAGGATATTATCTTTTTTCGTCAGATACTGCATATTAAGCTTTGCTGCTTCCAGAATAGCAATGTGCTTATCTTTACCTAAAGCAACTTCTTTTTTATCTGCCATCGTGTAGTAGTAATAAACCACGATTGAGCCATCCGCTCTTTTTCGATTCCGACACACTAAACCTTGTGGCAATCCTTGATTAACTCGTTTTCTTGGACGTGCCATAATATCCCCCTTACTAACTTAATACTGCAGACCGCCTTCTTTCTTTTGTTTGTGTAATCGGCTGCACTTTCTCACCTTTCAAAATTTTGTCACCATCAGATCGTAACACAAGCGGGAATTTTCTATTTCCTTTTGGATGCAGAAAAGGAATTCCGAATTCATTTAAGCTTTTCATCTGATATTTAGGACAAACATATCCAGTTATTAACGCTAATAATTCTGGACTGCAGTATTCATCAAAAAATTCTCTTCCCATATACTCTCCAATAAAAACCGCACATAAAAAGTGCGGTAAGGTTCTGTTACAATAAATACTTTTATTCATTCCATTTGTTTAATCGTTACAATGTAATTTACTTCTCCAACTTTGCCATCGTCTATCCACTTAATAACAGGCTCTGGAGTGATTTTTAAAATACCTACCAATCTATCATTGAGCGCAACTTGTTCTGCTTGAAGTTTTTTACGGATAGCAAACCAACTAGCAAAATCAGGTAAAAAGCGTTCAAATTGTTCTTCTGTTAGCTGTAAAAAATCCATAACAGTTTTAAACTCATAAATTTTCTCGCTCATACTTACTCCATCATACTCTTCATAAAATCAAGCCATTTTTGAGCATCTTCTCTTGTGCGATAACAACCGCCTCTTTCTGCTGAGGCTATGTCAAAATTATTTGTATCCCAAAATTCACTTTCGCACTCAATAAAGCCACCTGTAATATAGAAATACGGTTCACCATCTTTAGGCTTAAAAGGCTTAGGTAAATCTTCAATACTAATCTTTGGCTCTTCCCACATTCCGATTATGTCATTTGGTTTATAACATTCGCGATGACATCTCCCATCTTCAAGCCAAAAATAAAAACTATTCTCAATAAATCCGTCTTTATTAAAAATTAATCCTCTTAGAGGATATGTAGAATTACTCCCATCTGGGAAGGTGTATTCTTCTGGAATTATGTAATACACAATAGCCTTGCAGCCATTTCTAAGCATCACTGGCTCACCATTCAAAGCTGCATCTAAGTTAAATTCTTTCATTTTCTTTCTCCTAAAACAAAAGTCGCTCACTTGGAACGCCTATTGGATTTGTTAAATATTGATTCACCATGGCTTGCAAATATCAGGCACTTCAATAACCATAATTTGCTCTGGTTTTATTCTTTTATACTTAATCCAATATTGGACGATTTCCAATGCTTCTCCCTCGCTGACCGTTTCCCTAGTCTCTCTAACCATTCCCCACTCATGCCCAAATTGACATTCAATGACAACGTATCTTTTGCCATTTGATACTTGTAAGTCCTGTCTAAACATCTTTTACTCCACGAGAGATAAGCCATATTTTCAAATTAAAAAAGAAAGTATCCTCAGATAACTTTCTTTCGGTGTGCTTATTAAAAATAATAAGGGCATAAAGAATGATTAGATCGGCAATCATCATATTTAATACGGTTTCCATATTGATCAACTATCATTTATTTTTTATTACCGCTCACTTACCTTGTAAAGCAAGAAACTCACTTTGTTTAATTTCGGTTAGGCATTCTGGGATTTCTGGAAATTTATCACCACCAAAATCCTCTGACTTTTCTGGTATTGATGCGATAAAGTAGCCGTTTGCAACACCACATACCGACACATAACCAGTGCGAACACCAAGCACCCAGCAAGTAAGTTTTAATTTTCGCAACATAAAATCATTAAAGCTTGGATATTGATTTAAAATATCTCTAACGCTTTGGATTTTAGCGTTAAACGCCTTACCGGCTTTTGTTCTGCCGTTTCCAGTGATAACAACTTTCTCATTTTCAACTATTTCAAATTTATAGGTCTTATCCTCTTTGATTTTGGCATATTCAGAATTATCTAAACTGCAAACAATGCCAAATATATTACGCTCGCTCCCTCTCCAACATTCATAAAATGGGATTGTGTTAAAAATAGCATCAAGTTTTTCATCTCTGATCTCTCTATCTTTCCGCCATTGCTTATCTAATGATTTAATAGGTTCAACGTCTAATTTACATTTAAAATATCTAAAATTTGGTTTCATTTTTTTCCTCCCCAAAAGTGCGGTCTTTTTCACGTTACTTAGCGGTCATAACATCAACGACTGGTAATTCATTAACCGAACCGCTAGATTGGATTGAGTGAATAATTCGTTCCGGTGTTTCTTTCACAAAGATAGTGCCATCTTCAAATTGAATAGCTGTGTCATTTTCATCTTTAGTGATGGTTTGAATTTGTTCTACGTTGATGAAAATATCTGATTCATCCGTATTAGTTAGTTTGATAAATTTAGCCATGTGGTTCTCCTACATTTGTGCAGCTCGATTTAATCGGGCCATTGTTTGTTGGTGGATATAAATTTGAGTTTCAAATTCACGAAGTGCGGTCAATTTTGGAATTAATTTTTCGTCATTGATTAATGCGTGGTAGCCATCAATCAGACTTTGAATGCGTTTTTTACCGATTCCTTTGCAGTGTTGATATTTCTCTAATCCAACTAGTCGCATATCGGCAAAATCATTACAGCCATTTTTACGAAGGATCGTCCAAGTTGCTTTATCTGAGTAAGCTGTTGGATCTATTTCACGTAATGCGGCCATTCCTTCTTCACGCAATGCTTTAATTTCGAATGGTGTTTTGAGCGTTGTTTCCACTTTCTTCCAGGTTAAAAGTTTTTTGATGTAATCATCTGTAAACTCTTTTTTCTCTGGTGATGCAATAAGGAAAGGGGAGAGCACATGCTCTTCGTTTACATCGTTTAAAATGGCATTGATATTGTCATTGACGTAATCAGTCATTTCAGGTGCGGTGAATGCAAATTGGTTAGCAAGAGATTGATATTCAAATTTTATATAACCTCTTCCAAGTTGATCACGGCAAATAACACCGAAAACAAACGACCATGGTCGAGATTTGTTATACATCAGTTCGAAATCTTGTTCAGTGGCCGTTGTTCTGTCTTGTGGAATATTATTTTTTATCCATTCTGTGCCGTCGTTCCCTAGTCCAATAACGGAAAGCACGAGAGAGTTGCGACATATTCTGTCGCTCTGCCGTTTAATGTTGGCATTTTTATCGTGTTTTTTACGCGGTTTCTTACTTGTCGCCATAGTTTAAAATCTCAGTTAAGTGTTTAAATTGGGCAAGATATGCAGATTCAGCTTGATGTGGTTGCCAAAAAACAATTGTGATATTTGCCGGAGAGACACCTTCCAATTGTGGCCACTCTACAGATGCCGGTGGAAGTAACTGTTCTTTTTCCGTTGCAAGCATAGATAAATCCATAGATTTAATTGCGGGCAATTTTTTATACTCAACATTAAAACGCTGGTGGATTGCTAAATTAAAGCGATCTTCAATATTGCGATAAGGCTCACTTAGCAAATGTTTGAGTGGAGTAGGAATATCTTTCAAGTAGGCTTCTGCCGCATCATGCAGTAGGAAAAGAAATGCAAGCTCAGGCAATCCCATTTCTTCAAAAATATAGCTACCAAGTACACAGTGCTGAGCTACGCTATAAGGTTCAGCAGTTTGACCAATAAAGCGGTTTTCAAAGCTAAGGTTATGCGCAATATCACGAATATCAATTTCGTTAGGATCCGGCTTAATGTAGTCAATGGTATGGCCATAATAGGTATTAATGCGGTACATAGATTTTTCTCGTTTTAAGTTTCACTTCTTCTTGGTGCATCTTTTGGCACCATTCCGCACGGCTTATACACCAGTGCTTATTTATCTCTTTTCCGGTTAGCTTTGATGCTTTTTTCCAAAGTACATAAGCGGATAAATAATTTTTCTTGCGCTCTTCTTTGGCGGCAAGTTCGCTGTTGGTTTTAAAAGGTAGTTTCATTTCTATTCCTTATTAATTTCAGCTTGTTTAATAGATACGTAAGCACGTGCTTGTTTTTCACCTTCTTCGGTTAAATTCTTTTGATACTCACCGTTTTCAGCAATCCACTGCACTCTCGCTCTTTCACGTTCTAGTGCAGGGTTGGTGTATTCTTTTGCATCTGCCGCTAATGCGGTGAGAATAACCATTGCGGCAACAATGATTGAACAAACTGTTGCAACACCGTAGGCGGTATTTTTAATAAATCTTGCGAATTGATTTTGTTTCATGAGTAGATCCTTGTAGTGATGGTGGAATTAGGTAAAAAAAATCCCGCAGTGCTAAGCTATAAATGGCAACTGCGGGGAATTGACTAAGAAGAACATATTATTATGTGCTGTTTCCAGCTAGAGCCGCTCTCACACCACTTGAACAAAGTGTAAAATTAGTGATGTCTCTACTTGAAAGCGGCTTTAGCTGGTGGCTCCAAGAACCATTAAGGTGCCTTTCTTTATGCTTGTAAGGCTCAAGTCATTATCTGAAATATTCCAGAATAATTTAGATGATGGAATCGACTCTTCTAAAATCATAAATGCTTGTAAGAATCAATCAGATAAATAGCTTTGCATAATGACTCTGCAAATTCATCTGGTGGCATTACTACATTTTTCGTAGCGTTTTTTAATACAGCCTGTTTGATTAGTCTTTTATCTTTATCAGATAGGCTTTTTTCTTTTTCTTTTTCCATATTTAAACCTCTTTATTGATTGACATTTCAAAGCGAACTTACCAAATTCTGATCTAGCTATCCTTAAATTGGTAATCTGCAGTTTACCCAGACCTTTGATGGAACATTTAATAAATTCGCTTTGAAGTGGTGCCTCGGGAGAGATTCGAACTCAACTATCCTCCGGTTATGAGCCGGTCGCTTTTACCTATTAAGCTACCGAGGCAGTTTACCGTCTCTCCGGCTGTCACGCTTGTAGCTGCGTTTGCTAAATTAACCAGTCCGTGGGCTTGTTACCATTTCCCCGACCGAACTCGTATCCTCTAAGGGATTGCTTAAAGATATAAACAGCGCTGCCATTGACCTGCCAACCACATCACTTCGGTTAAACACGCAGTACAGTTTTCTGCTCTGGGGTTACTCGACTTAAACAGCCGATAATTTATATCCCGCACGAGACCAAGTTTTTAAAGAACGTTTCAAAGTGTTTTGCTTTGTTGTGATAATTCTACTTAAAGTAGATATTTATGCAACTAAAATTTGCATAAAAGTAGGATTATTTTCTATTTAAAGTAGTATTTATTTGATTTTTAAGTAAAAATATTTTGTTGGCAGGTGTTTGATTGCTTGTTTTTTAATCAGTGAATATTGTGATTTGAGATTCTGATCACGGAATAGGTTCTACTTTTTAAGTAGAATGACCGCACTTTATTTAGCTAGTGTCAGCAAATGTATGTGTTTGTTGTTGGTGGAATTATGAATAAATTCATTGTTATAGATATTGAAACTGCAAATCCTGATTTACTTTCAATTTGCCAGGTTGGGATAGTATTTTTTGAGAATGGGGAAGTTGTCACAAAATGGGAAACGTTGGTTAATCCTCAAGATTATTTTGATCCTATAAATGTTTCCATTCACGGTATCACAGCAAGAGATGTGAGAGATGCACCTATTCTTAGCGATATTGTTCCAATTATTAAAGAATTCTTTAGTACTAATACTATTTGTTCCTATGGAGCTTTTGATAAAGCGGCAATGAAAAAGATATTTCCTAATCTGCCGAATCAATGGTTAGATATTATGCGTGTAGTGAGACGATGCTGGAGTGATAAATTTGCAGAAAAGGGCTATGGATTGGCAAAAGTCTCAAAACATTTAAAAATCAAACAAGAAAACCATCACAATGCACTAGATGATGCCATTGTTGCAGGTGAAATATTGAATAAAGCTTTGCTCGAAAGTGGAAAACCGTTAGATTACTGGTTGGATAGAGTGGAAAAGCCTATTCACGTAGAGTATGACGAAAATGGGCATATTTTACCCAAAATAAAACGCCAAGGTGATCCAAATGGGCCTTTATATGGTGAAGTGGTAGTTTTTACAGGTGAGTTGTCTATACCAAGACAGGACGCAGCTAAAAAAGCCGCTTCTGTTGGTTGTGATGTGGTGGATGGTGTTTCTAAGAAAGTAACATTACTTATCAAAGGAATTCAAGACAAGAGCCGATTAGCTGGAAAGGAATTAAGTAATAAGGAAATAAAAGCGCAAGAGTTAATTTCTAAAGGCTATAATATAAGAATACTATCAGAAAATGACTTTCTGGAATTAGTCAATGAAACCTAATAAAAAACCGCCATATAGGCGGTTTGTTAGTTAAATTTCAATAGGTAAATAAGGCAAGCTATTGCTTGGCACTTCGGATATAGCAAGAAGGTTTTTTGCAAATGGCATAGCGTAAGTGTAAAGTGATGCCATAAACTCTTGTTCCCTATTTTTAGCTTCTGAGGCTTTTGGACGATTTTTTTCAAAATGATAAGCAAATTCTCCTTTAAATTCATAATCCGGCGTATCAATTTCAATATGGAGAATACAGTCGGCTCTGTCTTCTTTTGGGAATGTAACACCTAGAGAGAGTTTTCCTTCTTTTGCGCTACTTTCCTTATTAGTCTTTAGATTAAAAGAGTAAGACATAATAGCTTGATCAAGGATTTGCATTTTCATAATTATTTTCCTCTCCTGAAACAAACTGAGATTTTGACATTTTTTCTAATGTCCAATTAATTGCATTTTTTCTCATTTCTGGATTGCGTTCCCAGTTAAACTTAAATACTTTGTAAGCTTCTAGTTTTGCATGTTCAGTTGCATATTTTGTAATGACCAAATCAACCCCTTCTGCTACTAAAGCATTTAGTTTTATATTTTGTACGCTTGAGATAAATAGGAGTTGGCGATGCTTTTCTGGTTTTACCCGAATATTAAATGCACCCGAACAAGATCTTTGTGGTTCGACGCCGGATTCTTTACAATCGGCAAGATAATCATCAACAGCATCATGAAATGCAGCCTCTAATTCTGAAAAATTCTCAGCTTCGTAAGTTATCAAGCCATTAATATGTAATAGCTTGCCGTATAATATCTTGTCTTCCTTGGAAATTTCGATACTTCCTAGAAAGCCTTTATATTGCATTGTGTCCATATTAATTTCCTAATAGCGCATAGAGTTCATCAAGGGCGGTTTTTATCTGAATAATTACATACCGCTTTAATGTATTTTGCGGATGTGGCTTATGAATACTAATCGGGAAATCAAGCGAAGAATGCTCAAATTTCACACGAGATCCATTACCTTGTTTTTCATTAAATCCTAAATTAAGTAAAAGTGTTCTCAGCTCGTCCCACGTAAAATCAGTGGGTGGCGGCTCTTTGTAGAGCTTATCTTTAATTTTTGTAATTTTGCCCATTTGTCACTAACCTTTAGTTACAAAATATTACCATGAATATTAATATTGTAAACACATTAGTAATAATAATTACGAATTCTTTGTTACTACACAAATAAATCAACAACCATCCGCTATTGTTTTTTTTATAAAAGGACAGAATACCAGAACACTTTACCAAGCACTGAAATGTCTTGTAGCTCTGCTATTTCGTCAGGGTGTTCATCACTGTTATAGCTGCGGATTTTCACCTGTTCATTAGGCATATTGTAGAGTAGTTTAATTCTCAGCAATCCACCGTGGTTTATTGCATATATTTTCCCATCTCTAATGGTTTTATAGCCCAAATCAATCCCTACTGTTGTTCCATCCGGAATAACACGCTCCATAGAGTTACCGTCAGCAATTACACACACAGCATTTTCAAACTGCACACCTTGTTTTCTTAATGTGGCTTTAGAAAAACGTAATTTAAAATTGTTATAGTCTGCGATGTCATCAGCAAACCCATTACCCGCAGAAAGGCGAACATCTTGATAAAAAGGCACTGCCACTTCATCACTATTTAATGGGGTGTTTCTATCCCACAAATCAAAAGCTCCAAGCTCTTTTATGTTTGATGTGACTTTTGTTTCAGTTGAATCAGTAGAGCCATATTTCAAATAAGCAGGACTAACTCCAAAGTATTCAGCCATAGATTCAATTTTGTCATCTCTTGGTGTGGCTGTGCCAAGCGTATAACGTCTGGCCATTTCATAGGTTACGCCTAGAGCCTTTTGAAGATCTCCTATTCTTTTATTTTGCTGAGCCATTAATTCATTAATTCGGCTTGCTAAATCTGACATATAACCCCCTTATTTCTACTAAAGGTAGAGAATACGTAAATAAAATAGTTGATTCAATTCTATTTTTAGTAGTAGAATTATGCTACTTAAAATAGAAAAGAGGTTAAGATGCTACCAATCGAAAAAGCTTATGAAATCGTAGGCGGTATTTCTGCCATGGCTCGGCACTTCAATATCACACCTTGGGCAGTATCAAAATGGCGTGAAAAAGTACCAGCTGAACGCTGTGCAAAGATTGAAGAACTTACTAATGGCAAAGTTAAAAAATCTGAATTACGCCCCGATTTGTGGGATTAATTTATCAGTAAAAATCAAAAAGAAAACCATAAAAATAAGGCAAAAATTATGGCAATGAAACAAACCATTATAGAGATGATTGAACAGATACCCGGTGGTAAAAGTGCGGTAGCTGGATTCTTAGGATTTACTGAAAGTGAATTAAATAATCGTCTTTATCAAACAAAGGGCCAACGGTTCAAAAACGAAGAGTTGATCGCTATTCAGCTTGAATATGGTTGCACACAATTTATTGAAGAATTATGCCGTGCCGCTGGTGGACGTTTTGTACCAGATACCTGTGCAGATGATTTAGATGCAGTAGAAATGGCAAATATTCAATTACATGAGTTATCAGCTCGTGGATTGTTATTTGAAGCATTAGAAAGCGCGCTTGCTGATGGTGAGATTACCAGTTGTGAAGAAGATTTGATCCGCAAGTTATTAAATAAGCATTTATCTGCAACACAACATTCTATTGAGTGTGTGATTTCACTTAATAAACGGCAATAAAAAACCACGGCGGCCACCGTGGTTAATTACACTCACAAGGAGTTCACAAGATGAATGAATTATTACCGATTAATGATAAAAATGCAAGTGCATTAACAATGAGCAGTCGAGAAATAACAAAACTTGTTAATTCTAGACATAGTGACGTGTGTAAAAGCATTGAAACACTTATTTCAAAAGGTGTTATTGGGGGGTATCAGCCGAAACCGTACACCCACCCACAGAATGGTCAAATCTACTATGAGTATTTTTTGAATAAGCGCGACACTTATATTTTAGTTGCTCAGTTTTCACCGGAATTTACAGCGGCAGTTATTGACCGTTGGCAAGAGTTAGAAAACCAACAAAATCCGACCGCACTTTTACCGCAAAATTATCTTCAAGCCTTAGAGCAGTTGGTGGCATCAGAGAAAGAGAAACAAGCTTTAGCATTAGAGAATAAAGCAATGAAACCTAAAGCGGACTTTGTAGATCTTTACGTTGATATTGGCACAACAAAATCATTACGCGAAACGGCAAAAATCTTAAATATGCCAGAGAAAGCGATGATTGCTGCACTAGAGCGTGATAAAGCGTTATATCGTCAATCAGGCAATCTTATTCCATATTCAGACAAACAAAGCCGTGGTTTATTTACTGTAAAAACTGGTACAGCAGAGCACGGTCACAACTTTACACAAACTCGCGTGACATCGAAAGGTATTCAATGGATCGCACAACGTTACGCATCGGAGTTAATGCTATGAGCAAATTTATCCCTAATTCTTTTCAGATCCCTAATGCTTTTGTAGATGAAGTGATGTTTGCCCTTTCTGGTAACGCTGTAAAAGCCTATTTGTTGGTGGCTCGTAAAACGACTGGTTGGCAGAAAGAGAGTGATTTTATTTCTATTGAACAATTCAAACAATTCACTGGCATTAACCGAGATAAAACTATCTATGAAATCCTTAAAGAGCTTGAAGAAGTTGGTTTGATTCGTACTGTTAAAACAGCTGGAAGAACGACTGAATTCTATTTAGTGAAAGACCTTCCTAACGTTGAAAATAAACCAGTGGCGAAAAGTGCTACCAGTGGCGAAAAACGCCACCAGTTACAAAAAACGCCACCAGTGGCGAAAAGTGCCACGACACCAGTGGCGGAAAACGCCACCGCCACCCCTGGCGAAAAACGCCACCCTAGAAAAACAAATAATAAAACAAATATAAATAACCCCCCTATAGTCCCCCCAGCTGAGCAAGTTGTGTTGGATTATTTGAACATGGCATTGGCAAATCTTGCTGAAGAGCAAGGCGAACGTAAACCGACAGGCTACAAGCTCACTGACAAAACAAAACAAGCGATTGGTGCTCGATTGGCTGAATTCGATTTGGGTGTGTGTAAACGTGTGGTGGATTATCTCGTGTCGAAATGGGGCCGTGATCCGAAAATGGTTGAGTATCTCCGACCAAGTACGATTTTCCGTCCAACAAACTTTGGTGAGTATGTCGTCGGCTCAGAACGTTGGGATAACAAGGGCAGACCAGAAATGCGAGACGGTGCTTGGGTGATGGCTGATGGCACGATGTTAAAACCGAAAGGCAGTGCACCAAACCCGGCAAGCAAAAGCACCGATTGGGCAAAGGGCAGACAAATTCAAATTCGTAATCCGCAAGTAGCGGAAAAACTACGCAAAATGGGGATGTTGAAATGAACGTGGCAATCAGACAAGAAAATTGCGTTTCAGGGGTTGATTTAAATACTCATGTTTCAGAATTAGTGAATCAGTTATTCAATCGCTTGTGTGCTTACTGTAACCGTTGGCGCTATAACTACCCAACAGACGAAGCATTGGAAGAAGCGAAGTTTATTTGGATTGAAGAGTTAGTGAACCATGATGTTTTATCTGTGGATATGTTAGAGCGTGGATTAGCAAGAGTTCGTGCAGCAAGAAATGATTATTTCCCAAACCTGTTTGATTTCATCGAATGGTGCAAAATTCCGATGGATTTACCGTCAGAAGAAGAATTAGCACAGCGTTTAGCAAGTTTTCAACGTTACGGCATGGCTGATGTGGATAAATTTAAATTCAATTCAACCATGGAATATTGGTTAATCACTGATTTGTATTGTCGTTGTCGACGATACACTTGGTCAGTAGAGCAGTTACGAAAAGAAATTAAACAGGCCTTACGCAATATGGCTGATCGTTTAAAAAATGGTGAAGTGTTACCGGAGCCAACAAAACAATTACCATCGCAAGCAACATCAATGCCAGTTTCAAAAACACGCCAAGCAGAGATTATTGCAAGCATTAAAGGATCGTTGCGGGGGCATTAATGCAAGTATTGTTGTTGACACCATATAAACAATCAGACCTTGGTTTAATGATGTTTAGAATCCCGCGCAATGCTACACAAGTGATGACGAAGAGAATGGTGTTAATGCCAGAGCCTACTGAATTACAACATAAGGAATCTGGTGTAGTTAATTGGCAAGGGGCTATTAGTGAAGAATTTCCACCGTTGGTGGTGGATTTCTTAAAAAATAAGGAAGTGCGGTCAAAATTACTTACAAAAAAAGCGTTGATGAATTTTGTGGGCAGTATTAAGCATTGTCAGTTGAGCGATGGTGAATACTGTCATAAAGAATTAACCATTACTCCGCACTTAGACGGTTTTATTAGAACTTGTTGGCACCACGATACAGAAATGCGCAAAGGAAGCTATGATGCTGAAAAAGCATCGTTGGTGGTGGAACAAAATATAGAGCAAGCAATCATTGCAAAAATCCAAGTGGATTTAAAGCATGCCCGCCCTTTAACGGAATCAGATTTAGTACTGTATTGTTTTAAGAATGGACTTCAACGTTTATTAAGTGATGCATTATTAAGAAAGGTCTTTAGTGTTAAAAATTACGAACGAGACAATAAAGAAAGTTCTACTCGTTTTGAAGATCCTCTTATTTATCACATGGACCGTTTAGATAAAGCCATTTTAAATTTAAAAGCCGATGATGATCCGCCACTTCAATATATGGCAAGACCAAAGCCACAATATATCCGTTCTGAAAAATGGTTACGTTGGGTAAAAACTCAGCCTTGTGTATGTTGTGGTAAACAAGCAGATGATCCACATCATTTAATTGGTCATGGTAATGGTGTGATGGGAAGTAAAGCAGATGATTTGGATTGTATTCCGCTTTGCCGAATTCATCACAATGAATTACATCAAAACGTAAAAGCATTTGAAGAAAAGTATGGTTCACAAATAGAGCTTTGGCATAAGTTCTTTTTATACTCCATCAAGATTGGTGCATTAGTGATTGATTAATAGTTTAACAATCAAAAGTGCGGTCTTTTTTAAAGTGAGATTTCTATGACAACGATAACACTTGAACTACCATTCCCACCTTCTGTTAATACTTACTGGCGCAGAGTAAATGGGAAAACATTGATTAGCGCGAAAGGACGTGCTTATGCTGCACAGGTTGCGTGGATGACTAGACGCTCAGCAAGATTTCCAGAGGGTATTCGTGCTGCAGTGGTAGTGGAAGCATTTATGCCGGATAGAAGAATGCGTGATTTGGATAATCTTTTTAAATCATTATTAGATGCGTTAGTGAAAGCTGGCGTGTTGGTGGACGATAGTGTTATTGATGATTTGCGAATTGTACGCAAATGTGTAGTCAAGGGTGGAAAGGTTTTAGTGTCGATTAAGGAGATAGTATGTTAGATATTGATGTAATTGTTGTTGAGTTCGGTTATTGGGCAACACCAAGACATGAAACAGAATTTCCACGTGTTGCCGCTGGATTTGCAGAAATGAAATGTGAAGCACGTTACGCACATAAATATCGCATTAATTCTATCTCTGATGACCTTGGTTTAAAAATTGATGGGTATCTTGGCATTATACGCAAGCTAACACCTGAGCTTTATGATGTGTTTGTGTTGACCTACATTAAGCGCTGGGAAAAACAAGAAATATTGACTTATCTACGGATTTCAAAAGCGGAATATTTCAACCGACTAAAAACCGTAAAAACGTCTTTATTGTTAATGATTGTGAGTGGTGGAAGTGAGTGTATTTGGGTTGTTTAAAATTTTTTAATAAAACCGCTTGACAGTCTAGACTAAATGTGTATCATATAAGCTATAGTGCGTTTTTTGCACGTTACAAACGCAGAATTGATTTTTAAACCCCTGATGGTTCTCCATCGGGGGTTTTTTATTTCCAAAAATATGGTGGGTATAAATGCAAATTCTCAAAGACATGCCTGTAGAGTCTCAGGCTTATGGTTGGCTAACTGCTTTATTCGGAGCTATGACTCTGTCTGAATGGTCTATTTTAATTGGTGTTCTTGTCACTATATGTGGTTATATACGTGAATCTCGTTATAAAAAACGAATGTTAGAACTCGAAGAAATTCGAGCGGGCGTTCGTGACAAAAACGGTGAAATGATACAGGGTGATAAATATGTCAAAACTCAAAAAAGCTAGCGCTTTTGGTGTTTGTTTAGTTAGTGTAATTGTTGGATTGGTATATGACTCTGAAGATCGTTCATCAGGAATTATAATTTCTGAGAATGGTGCACGCGAAACTGGTGATGAAGAAGGTTGTAGAACTAATCCGTATCAATGTGCGGCAAAAGAGTGGACATTTGGTATCGGAGCGGCTACTACGGGTGGTGCTAATGTCATTATTGGTAAAACCTATACCAATGAAGAAATAGCAGATCAGTATGCAAAAGATTTGCGCAAGGTTAGTAAGTGCATTATTGATTACTATCCATACAATGAAATGAATCAAAATCAAATAGATGCTTTGGGCTCATTAATTTTTAACATTGGGTGTCAAGGTTCTCGGTTCTACTTAGATAGAGAGAGTGGCCGTTTTAAAAAGACTCAGCTTTATAAAGCTGCAATTGATAAAGATTTTATTCGCATGTGTAACACTTTTCCTAATTATTCCAGGGTGAATGGTAAGGTGCATAAATCTATATTAAAACGAAGATTAAGGGAACGTGATTTATGTTTATCTCCAGTCAATAAAGTATAGTTGTTATGTGCATGGTTAGCCGGTGCGGTTATGGGAGCTATTAAATCAGATGGCGAAAGCGTAAACAAAAGAGCCTAAACCGCACCGCTATTTATTATGGGGTTTAACATGATTGGTATCGGGCAATATATCAGTAACGGATTCACAAAGGTTTTATTGGTGTGCTCCGTTGTTTCTGCGTTTGTAATTCTTGCATTGTGTGGATGGATTAATCATCAGTCAGCAACTATTGATGGGTTGAATGGAAAGATTAAAACACACCAAGAAACAATTGCTGCACAAAGTCAAACGATCATTCGATTAGAAGAAGATGCTGAGCGAAATAGACAGCTCACATTTGAGCTAAGTCAGGTGGAGTCAGATGCAAGGAGTAAATCAGATGCAGTTATCAAATCTATACCGAAACAAGTTAAAACTAGCAGTGCTTTTAATACTAGTGCTCCTAGCAATGTTATTGAGTTCTTGCGCCAGTAAACCAGTTGTAGTGAGTTGTTCTCAATTACCTGCAGCTTTGACCGCTCATTTAGATAAGACGGTATTTGCCGGTGATACTTATGGTGATGTGACAAAGTACGCGGTAATCCTAAAACGTGAACGTGATATGTGCTTAAACCGTATTGATAAAATTCGGGAGTGGCAAACAGAGAAGTTAAGTAAATAAAAGGTGAGTGACAATACTCGCCTTTTTTCTTTTGGTGGGAACTATGCCAGCAAGAATACCTAAAGCATGCAGAAAGCAAGGCTGTAAGAATACAACAATCAACAGCAATGGTTATTGTGATGAACATCAAGGTTGTGGTTGGCAAAGACATCAGAAAGGAAAGACATCGTCTCAGCGTGGTTATGGAGCTCAATGGCGAAAAATAAGAGCTGTCGTGTTAGTTCGCGATAACTACTTATGCCAAGAATGTTTAAAGCAAGGTCTGTTTGTAACAGCTACAACTGTTGACCATATAACGCCTAAGGCTCACGGTGGTAGCGATGACTTAACTAATCTCCAAAGTCTGTGTGATTCATGCCATAAATTCAAAACAGCGCGAGAACGCTTGATATAGTGTTTAAAGTGCGGTTGTTTTTGTAAGGGTAGGGGGTGGTAAAATCTCTATAGGTTTTGCCTATCGAAACCGCCACCCTAACTCTATTTTTACAACCGCGAAATTAAAAATTTAGGGTAAACGCCAAATGACAGGAATAGCAACAACGCCGGGGCGAGGAAGAAAGCCCACTCCGACGAAAGTGAAAGAGCGTCGCGGCAACCCCGGTAAAAGAAAATTAAATAAAGACGAGCCTGAGTTCAGTCCGTTTAACGAAAACACCCCACCGCCATCTCAGCTTAATACTGATGGTAAAAAAATGTGGGCCTTTATTCTAAAAGAATTACTATCCCAAGGAGTTCTACTCCAAACCGATCTTGAAGTAGTGACAAACTATTGCATTGCATATCAGAATCGTAATCGTGCTTGTAAAGATGTTGAAAAATACGGCACGTTTGTTGAGAACGGGAATGGTGGATTATCGAAAAATCCTGCTTTTACTGTTTTGAATGAAGCGTTGAAACAGATGACTACATTCGGAGCGTTGCTCGGACTTGACCCAAGCAGTCGACAACGATTGATAGGTAAGGTAGATGAGCAAAATCACAATCCATTCGCGGAGTTAATGCAATGACAGATAATGTAAAAAAGGCAATTAAATATGCCAAAGATGTTATTGCTGGCAAGATTCCAGCTTGCCGATTTATTGTAAAAACCTGTCAGCAATTCATTGATGATTTAGAAAAGCAAAGTGCGGTTAAATTTCCTTATTATTTTGATGAAGTTAAGGCCGAAAAAGCGTGCAAATTCATTCAATATCTGCCACACACAAAAGGCGAGTGGGCATCAAAACGACAAAATATCACGCTTGAACCGTGGCAACTCTTCATTATGGCAAATACTTTTGGGTGGTTGCGTAAAAGCGACAATCTGCGTCGTTACCGTGAAGTTTATGTTGAAGTACCCCGCAAAAACGGTAAATCAGCTATTTCTGCTGGTGTCGGCTTGTATATGTTCTGCATGGATAATGAGTTTGGCGCTGAAGTTTATTCAGGCGCGACCACAGAAAAACAAGCATGGGAAGTTTTCCGTCCTGCTCGATTGATGTGTAAGAAAACCGATCTTCTTTGCTCGACTTTTGGTATTGAAGTTAATGCCTCTAACTTAAACCGTCCTGCTGATGGTTCTCGTTTTGAACCGCTTATCGGTTCACCTGGTGATGGTGCATCGCCTAGTTGTGCGATAGTGGACGAATACCATGAGCATAAGAATGATGAGCTATATACCACAATGTTGACTGGTATGGGTGCGCGTAAACAACCGCTTATGTTTATCATTACGACTGCAGGTTATAACATCGAAGGTCCTTGTTACGACAAACGCAGAGAAGTAATTGAAAAATTATCCGGTGCAATTCCTAATGATGAGCTATTTGGGATCATCTATACAATTGATGAAGATGATGATTGGACAGATGAAAGCGTATTACGTAAAGCGAATCCAAACTTTGATGTGTCAGTGTATGGCGATTACCTAATTAGTCAGCAAAACAAGGCAATTAATAATGCACGCCTTACTAATACCTTCAAAACTAAACACTTAAATGTATGGGTGTCAGCTAAAGAAAGCTATTTCAACATGGTGAGCTGGGAAAACTGCAAGGATGAAACATTATCACTTGAAGATTTCCAAGATGATGATGTTGTGCTTGGCCTTGATATGGCGCGTAAGCTTGATATGAACTCGCTTGTTAAAGTGTTTGCTCGGGTTATTGATGGTAAGCGGCATTATTATTGTATTGCTCCAGAATTCTTCGTTCCGGAAGATACTATCTATAACACAGATACCGCTTTAAAACGAGTGGTGGACAAATATCAAAAATGGGTAAACAGTGGACATTTGACTGCAACAGATGGTGCGGAAGTTGATTATCGAGAGATAGAAGAAGTCATCAAAGATACCAATCAAGAACATAGAGTTTCCTGTGTTGCAATTGACCCGCATGGAGCGATAGCAATCAGCCATAACTTAGCTGATGAAGGACTGAATCCTATAACCATTACACAAAACTACACCAACTTATCCGACCCAATGAAAGAATTGGAAGCAGCAATTGAATCAGGTCGTTTCCATCATGACGGTAATCCAATTATGACGTGGTGTATTGGTAACGTGGTTGGAAAGACGGTTCCAGGAAATGATGATGTAGTGCGCCCAATTAAAGAAATTCCTGAAAACAAAATAGACGGAGCGGTGGCTCTAATGATGGCAATCGGTCGCATTATGTTGAGCACTGATGATGAAAACTTTTTCCCGAATGAGGTATTAGAACTATGAGAACTGTCATTTTAGATCTTTTAGGTCTAACAGGCTTTGGCTTGATGTCTTATGGAGTGTATCTCAAATATGGGGCAGATATTGCATTAATTGGTAGTGGGGCATTATTACTGCTTTTAACTATTTTGGCATCGAGAGGTAAACAATGATTTTTGATAAATTATTTAGCACTCGTTCACTGGAAAATCCAGCGGTGCCATTAAGTGCTGAATCAGCTTACGAAGAGATATTCGGAATGCAGCCGACTAAATCAGTTAGTCCTGATTTGGCGATGAAGTTATCTGCTGTTTATGCTTGCGTTTACGTGTTGTCGAGTTCGGTCGCACAATTACCGCTACACGTTAAGTGTAAGAGTGGAGACAAAGTAGAAACAGTAAAAGATCATCCGGCATATTACCTGCTACATGATAGTCCTAACGATTGGCAGACATCTTATAAATTGCGTGAATATGCACAAAGTTCTGTTTTATTGTATGGAAATGCTTATATCCATATTGTTCGTAATAAAAACGGTGAAGTTGTCTCGCTTGAATCGTTAGAGCCGTGGAAAGTGCAGTTGCTTAAAAACGGAAGTCGCTATGTTTATGCTTACTACGGTGACGATAAGACAATGAGCCTGTCTCCCGATGATATTTTACACATTAAGTCACTCGGGCCATCAATAAAAACAGGTAAATCAGTCATTCAAACTCATGCTGAGACGATTGGCTTGGGGTTAGATGCTCGAAAATTTGCTAGCGGTTTCTTCGGTGGAAATGCTCGTCCTGCAGGTATTCTTTCGGTTAAGACACCGCTGAATAGCAATGCGTGGGAAAACTTTAAAAAAATGTGGCAAACCGCACAAGAAAAGCTGAGAAGTGAAGAAAATAAAACAATATTACTTCCTGCTGAGCTTGATTACAAGGCTTTGACCGTGTCACCAGTCGATACTGAGCTTCTTTCGATGATGAAGCTTAATCGTTCAGAGATTGCTGGTATTTTTAATGTTCCAGCACACATGATCAACGATTTGGAGAAAGCGACATTTTCCAACATCTCAGAACAGACAATCCAGTTTATTCGATTCAGCGTGATGCCATGGGTTGTCAATTGGGAACAGGAACTAAACCGAAAAATCTTTACCGAAGCAGAGCGTAAAGCGGGTTACTTCGTGAAGTTTAATCTTGCTGGGATTATGCGCGGTACTGCAGGAGAGCGTGCAACATTTTACCATGCGGCCATCACTGATGGTTGGATGTCACGAAATGAAGCTCGTCAGCTTGAAGATATGAATCCGGTTGAAGGACTGGATGAAATGTTGGTTAGCGTGAATGCGGCAAAACAAGCAAATAATAAACAAACGGAGAACACAAATGAGTGATGTAGAAAAGCGCTCCTACGCAGGCGAAGTGCGAGCGGAAAGCCGAGATGATGAGCCTACGCACATTATCGGTTATGGTTCCGTATTCAATACTATGTCTGAAGTAATGTGGGGTTTTCGCGAAATCATTATGCCAGGTGCATTTAATGATGTGCTTGAAGATGATGTGCGCGGGTTGTTTAATCACGACCCTAATTTTATTCTAGGGCGCAGTAAAGCCGGTACGTTGAGTCTATCAGTCGATGAAACAGGACTTAAATATGACATTATTGCACCAGATAATCCAACTATTCGTGATTTAGTTATTGCACCGCTAAAACGCGGTGATATTACTCAATCATCCTTTGCGTTTAAGATCGCACGTAATGGAGATGAATGGTACGAAAATGATGATGGTGTAATCATCCGTGAAATTCATAAAATTTCACGCCTTTATGATGTCAGTCCTGTGACTTATCCTGCTTACCAAGAAGCAAGCAGTACAGCTCGCTCACTTGAAGCATGGAAAGAAGCTCGAGAGTCAGGAACAATTGCTAAAGCGGTATCACAAAAAGCCGCACGTGAGCGATTCTTAAGCTTAATTAGCGCTAAATAAAAGTAATTTTTATCAATACGAGCCGCAATAATGCGGCTTTTTTCATTTAAAGAAAGAGGAAAAATCATGGCTAAATTACATGAACTTCAAGAAAAACGTCGTAATATCGCGGCTCAAATGCGTCAATTGAATGATGAAATTGGCGAAAAAACATGGACTGAAGAACAACGCACTAAGTGGGATTCAATGAAATCCGAGTTAGGCGGTGTTGAATCACAAATTGAGCGCGAAGAATCATTACGATCAACCGATGCTTTATTTGTTGAAGAGCAACGTCAAATTGAAACTGAATCAAAACCAGTTATTGATGTAGAAGTTAAACGTTCCCAAGCATTTAATTCGTTCTTACGTCGTGGCTTAGGCGAATTAAGTCAAGAAGAACGTCAAGTGATGGCGGAACTTCGCGCACAAGCGGCAGGCACGGACAATAAAGGTGGTTACACCGTACCTAAAGAAATGCAGGCTCGTATTGCTGAACAAATGAAAGCTTTTGGTGGTATCGCGAGCGTTGCTCAAATCCTTAACACTGCAGACGGTCGCGTTATTACTTGGGCGACTGCAAACGGCACCGCTGAAGAAGGTGAATTAATTGGTGAAAATGCTGCGGCAACTGAATTAGATACTGAATTCGGCACTGCGGAGCTTGGTGCGAAAAAACTCTCATCAAAAATTATCCGCGTATCAAACGAATTGTTACAAGATTCAGGTGTTGATATCGAAGAGTATTTATCTCGTCGAATTGCAGAGCGTATTGGTCGTGCAGAAGCTAAATATCTTATCCAAGGTACTGGCGTTGGCTCACCTGCCCAACCTAAAGGCTTACAAACTGCAGTTACTGGTGTAACTCAAGCAGCAGCCGCAGCAGTGGCGTGGCAAGATTTTAACGCATTGATCCACTCAGTAGATCCTGCCTATCGCAATGTTGGCAATACTCGCCTTGCTTTCAACGACAATACGTTAAAAACGTTGAAAGAAATGGTGGATGGACAAAAACGTCCATTATGGTTGCCTGATGTGGCTGGCGTAGCACCTGCAACAATCTTAGGCCATCAATATGTGATTGACCAAGGCATCGAAGATATTGGTTCCGGTAAGAAATTTGCTTACTTTGGTGATTTTAGTCGTTTCATCGTTCGACGCGTGTCAGGTATGACATTACGTCGCTTAGTGGAACGTTACGCAGAGTTCGACCAAGTAGGTTTCTTAGCGTTCCATCGCTTTGACTGCGTACTCGAAGATGTGTCAGCAATTAAAGCATTAACAGGTAAATAATTAAAAGTGCGGTCAGAAATGGCCGCATTTTTTATTTGGGGGATGAATGGAAATCACACTAGACGAAATTAAGTTGCAATGTCGTATTGATAACGATGAGGAAGATGATTTGTTGTCTGCCTATCTAGTTGCAGCAAAGGCGATGGTTGAGAACCACACGAATAGAGTGCTTTTTAATACATTGCCCGAAGCAAAACCGATTAATGCACAAGAAATCACTGGCGATTTGAAAATAGCCATATTAATGCTGATCGCTTACCTATATGAGAACCGTGGTGGATGGAACGAAGGGCAAGGTGTAACAAACTTTGATTTGCCTCCAACTGTTAAAGCCATCATTGAGCGTTATCGTTTTATAGATGTGTAGGTGATTAATATGAACATAGGAAAGCTACGTCACAGAATTACCTTGTTGCGGCAAGTTAATGAAGTTAATGATTACGGTGCTAGTACTCAAACCTGGAAGAGAGTAGCTACTGTTTGGGCTGATGTTAGACCATTATCAGGTCGAGAGTATTTTTCGGCCCAGCAAGTACAGTCTGAAGTTACCACTCAAATATGGCTACGTCATATAGAAGGCATTAAACCCACAATGAAGGTTAAGTTTGGGAAAAGAGAGTTTGAAATTCTTTCCGTGCTTAATACTCAAGAGCGTGACGTGTCTTTACAGCTTATGTGTAAGGAGACAGGTAATGTCTAATTTGTCTGTAAACATCAAAGGTTTAAAAGAGCTCGGTCAAGCAATGAACTCGCTTGAGCGCAAAGTCAGAAATAGCATTGGCGTGAAGGCAATGAGAAAAGGTGGTGCGGTTATTAGAAATCAAGCAAGAGCAAATGCTCCTGTTTTAGAACACAGTGTATCGCATCGTAAGCGAGGAACCTTGAAAAGGGCTATTTCTGCTAGAACCAAAATTGGTGAAAACGGTTCTGTAACCACAAAAATTTTTGTCCGTAAGCTTAAAATTAGCAAGATTACAGCTTTTAAAAGTAATGGCAAAAATAGTTCGGCGAACCCGGACGATCCTTACTATTGGAGATTTGTGGAATTTGGCACATCTAAAATGCCAGCCAAACCGTTTTTGCGCCCAGCTTTCACTGCAAAGAAAGAACAAGCAAGCCGTGAAATCATCATGACATTACGAGATGAAATCTTGCGAGGTGGGCGTAAATGATCCAAAAAAAACTCTTTAGTGCTCTAAATCCACTTGTGTCAGGTCGTTGTTTTTATGGTTTGATTCCTGAAACAAATAGTACCTATCCAGTCATCGTATATCAATTCCCAACAATATCACCAAATTCAGCGTTGGAAGATGGTGATTTGGATGATTTCACGGTGCAGATTGATGTTTATAGCAAAAATCCTGATGACATTTTCGCTCTACGAAAGGCTATTTTTACTGCACTTGAAACGGCATTTGATTATGCCGAGAGAGAAAGTGATTTCAGTGACTACGAACCCGATACAAAATTACATCGTCGGGTAATAACTTATCAAATTGCTTATGGAGAATAAAACATGGCAGCAAAAACCACACCGTTCCAAAAAACACGGTTTTATATTGGCACATCCGAAGATGTCGGTAAGAAAATTACAGCTTGTGCTGTAACACCAAATGCAACAATTACTGTCCCATCAAGCGGATTCAAAACTGGTGATTGTGTCTTAGTTACCGGCTTGGGTGCACTAGATGGATATTATCCAGTTAAATCTGTTGCGGCAGATGTAATCACATTGGCCGATGAAGTTGATTGGTCAGCGTATGATCAACCAACAGTATTTACTGATGCTAAAGCGGCATTAGTGAAATGGTCAAATAATTTCTGTGAGCTCCGAAATTTAGAGCGTAGCGAAGATACATTGACCGAAGAAGATGTGACTACCATGTGTGATGATGGCAAAGCCACCGAAGCAGGTGAGTTTGAGTACGGTGAGACTCAGATGAAGTTCTTTACTGCGCCAACATCCGAAATGCAAAAATTATGCCGTAAAAAATTCTTTTCGAAATCGAAGTTCCCTTTCCGTTTAGTTTTTCCAAATGATCAAGGCACGATGTATGGCACTGGTTATTTCAAATCTGGCAATGGTTACTCCGGTGAAACTATGGGTAAATTTGAAAGCGGTGCGACTATTAAGCATACAAAACAGGAGTACCATTTACCTGTAGCTTAATAATAAAAAAAGCCAAGAGTGATCGGCTCTTGGCTTTAATTATTTGATTAACCTTTAATGCAGGAGAAGTTTACCTGCGAGTAGATTTTAACCATAAAAGAGGGTAAATACAATGGATTTGAGAAACAAATTGTTGAAGCATAAACCTAAAGTAACCGAAATTGAAATTCTTGGCGAAAAGTACTATGTAAGAGCATTAAGTGTCGGTGATGTGAACCGTGGATTGTTTGGCCAGCACAAACTATTGTGTGATATTGCAAAAGCACAAGGTATTGAGCTTAATTATGATGATCCTGATGAATTAGGCAAGCAATTAGGAAAAGTTTACGATCCATATCGTTTAGCCAGAAATCTAGCCCTCCGCTTATGCGATAAAGATGGTAATCTATTGTTTGATTTTGAAAATGAAGATGACTTGAAAGCATTATCAAGCCTAGATAATGAAGTATCTGAAGAATTAAGTCGAGCATTGATTGGTGATGAACCAAAAAACTTAATGACCGACGCAAGTTCCAAATAACTTTATCGCTTGCGTTGGGCAAAACGTTAGAAGAAATCGAACAAATGCCTGAAAAACATCTTCAGGAATATATGCTGTTTTATCAAGAGCAGCCATTTGGTTTGTGGAGAGATGATTATCGCACTGCACAGATTGCTCATTTGTTAGCGTTAATTCATAAAGATCCAAAACAGAAAGCCACAACATTGAACGATTTAATGCCATTTTTCAATGAAAATAAGGCATCAGAAGATAAAGAAGATGATGGCGTAGAGTCTTATTTGTTAAATCGTTGATTGTTTAGTAAAAAAGTTGAAAAAATTAGCTACTCCCTATTGATTAAAATGAATGTATTTTGTACAGTATAGGTATGTAAATAAGGAGGGGTTATGTTTAAAGATGAAATTAAACTTATCCATTGGTTGGGTAAAGAGGCTATTGCGTTTTTAGCTTTATTCTTTGTATTACCCATCATTTTTATCTTGGCTGTAACAGGCATAACCACAAAAATTTTACTTGGTGTTTCTCTGGCTTACATCACCTTTTTTGTTTTTGCAAAAGTTGCTATGTTTTTCTTTGTGAAGAAAACTGAAAATGAAGTGCTGCAGCAAATTGAAAAAGAAAAGTTCCTACCTAAACAGCTAACAGGTGCAAACGGTGTCATCCCTAATCAGGTACACAAAAAAGAGATGGAAAGGATACTACAAAACGCTGAAAGTTATCTCCCATTCTTAAAAGATAAGGACGGAAATCTGATAATTCCAAAGACTTCATATAAGTTATATACAAAATTATCTTCTTGTAGCTCCATAGAAGGAACCTATCTTGAGGTTCACAGAAATAGATATAAAAATGAAAGTGAACTAAATGAAATGATAGTTTTTTATAATGATGGAAGTATAAAAGAATTTCTTGCAAATGAACAAGGTGTTCCCAAATACAATACCTTTACAGAGGGTGTATACTGTATAGAAGGAAATAAAATATATATCGAATCGTTCTATCCCGTTAATGCCTATGGAAGGTCTTTCACTCCCATTATTTTAGAAGGCACTATCAAGGATGATGAGATAATTTTAACTCAGTTTAGAGATGTTATAGTACTGAAAAAATATCTTTCGATACATTTGTCCGATTGTAAGAAAAGAGGGAAATATGGCGAAAATCATAGGAGAAGGAATTACGTTTGA